ATGACCAACAATACTCAAACACCAGATTTGACAATAACTCGCCCGATGGGCGGGCCGGTTAGAGGCGACGATCAAAAGCTCGCCCCCCTTGATGCATTTTGCTGCAAAGCTAAACCACGTGGCCTCCCCCAAATTGTTGCCTCCAAACCGGGCATCAAAGTTTAGCTTTGCAGCAAAGCGCAACAAGGTGCTTAGATTTTGCGTTTTCCCGTCCTGTGTGGTCACAAGTTGGTTTGCTTTGATACGGATGATAAATGGGACGTTGTTTTTATGAAGAAAATCCAAACATTGTGCTCCAATGAATTCCCGGTCCGCTAACAAGAACTTGATGGTGGAGACCGGCCTTGTTGCAGGGAGGCATCTGTAGTCGCAAGTGTCCCTTACCCATAATTCAGGTCATGCAACAGCCTCGTACTTTGCACGGCCAAGCCCGTTCATTTTGTTGAGAATGTTTGTCCCAATCCTGACTTCAGTTTTTTGGTTTGGAAATTTCCGAGCTTTAAGTTTGGGGCCTATGACCATCTTCCAGCGGCCTATTTGTGCTTCGCCTCGGCTCCGGTGATTGTAGCCGCTGCTAACTTGCCATGCCAGGCGCCCTTTGTCTCGAATCTCCGCTATGTGTTTATTTCGGGGCGTTGGATCACGGGCAGCATCGAGGCTGAGAACGGCCGTGATTGGAGGCGGAATTACAATCTCTATAGCTTCACCAAAACGGTCCACAAGCAGATCGCTGGTAGGATCGCCATCATAGGCGCCATCCGCCAAAAAGCGGCTAACAGGAGCGTCAATCTGATCGAGAAGTTCGGGCAAAGCAGTTGGGTCGCCCACGTCGTCTTTTGTCAAATCAGAGTAAACGATATCTCCAGTTGTGAGATCCAGTCCAAGGTGCAGCTTGCGCCACGACTTACGTTTGGCCTTTGTTTTATGCTTTTTCTGCAACCATTCCCCCTCGCCGAATATCTTCAGACCCGTACTATCCACAACTAATTCGATTGGGCCGGCCCTTTGGGCTTTAGATTTTTCTGGCATGCTGAGCCCCGCACCTCTCCGCGAGAGGGTCGAGAAATCCGGAACGGAAACATCCATCCCCATAAGCCGCGCCAAACTGCCGACCAATCCTTGCGTCTGCCGCAAAGGTTGTTTGAAAACCATACCCAGCGTCAGGCATACTGATATGGCCATATCAGAATATGTGGGTTGGCCGCCTGGCGTCTGACGTTTATCGGCAAGCCACTTATCTTCAACCTCAGGGCTCAACCAAATTGTCACATCACCACGCTGACCCCTCCGTGCCAATAAGCGTGAGACAATTGACTGGCTAAAGTTTACACTTGAGGGCGTAGGAGAAGAACCATGGTTATGCCTTCACAATCAGCGCTTTTGCCCGATGTTGGATCTGGTGCTGTTTTGGCCCCGACGTCGCCTCCTCGCGTTGTTATTGCGCCGTTGGCTCCCAGCGCAGAACATGATGCTGCAAATGCTGTTGGGTCAGAGTGTTCTTACGACGCCTGATGGGGGTGCGGAACTCCGTTTCTCAATTGAAGCTGGGCTGAAAGCCATCAAGGGCAACCCCAACATGACTGATCGCGAACTGTTCGGCTGCGTGAAGACGATTGAAGATGCGATCGATACGATTGATCAGGTTCAGGCGAACGCAACGCCCCAGACGCGCTGATGTTTGGTCTGGGCAAAAAAGACAAAGACAGCAAACAGGTCCGCATCGAGCATCGTGGGCAACACACGCGTGCATCGCGCACGGGTGGCGTGTCGGTGCGGGGCGAACAAAAGGCGGGCCCGGTCAACCTCACCGCCAATTCGTCAAAGGGCCTGCGCGCATCCACACGGATTGCCAACGGCACGCGTGTTGCGCTGCAAAATGGCCGGTTTCAGCTGATCGGCCGGTGGCGGGCAGGGCCTCTCGGCTTCAACCTTTCCAAGACCGGCGTCAGCGCGTCTGTGAAGAACAAGGCTGGCACTTTCAACTTCCTGAAGCCTCAATACTCGTCTTTCAAGTTTGCAGGGGTTCAGCTGCGGGGCAAGAAGGCTGCACAACTTCAGCTTATCTACATGCTGATCGTGGCATCCGTGATCTCTGCCATTTTCGGGGCTAGGGTCCTTGTCTTCGCCGTTTGGTTGATCGCGTTGCCATTTTTGTTTCTGTCGGACCTCGTGATCGGTTTTGTGAGGGGCGCGCGCGACGTCTGAACTTGGGCTGATGGCTCCTTGTGCGGTTGATGACGGCCACTTCCGACATGCCGTTTATCCCTCATGCTCGACCCACACCGCAAACTTCCCGCTTTCATCGCAGATCCTTCGCTCGATCCGCGCGGCAGCCACTGCGGCGTCAATGTTGCTTATTATCCCCGCCTGTTCAGCATCAAACGCCATGGCCTCAGCAAGGCTCTCGGTCCTGTGGTTCAACCCTGTGGTACTGTCATGCCAAACGAACGCATCAAAGCCGGTGAGGTCATCTTGTTCGGGACGCACAACCTCCCAAGTTTCAGCTCCACCCTCGCCAAACCGCACACCATTGATCACGCGCGCTGCGGCATGGTCGGCCTTGAGCTCACCGTAACGGCGGCGATCGTAATCCTGTGCCGCTTCCAAGCTCTCATGGGTCTGCCCATCAGCGGTACGGAATAGGTTCTCTTCAATGTGGTCCCCAAAGTACATGATCGCCTCAGGGCGGTTGCGCAGATCATAGCACCACTGCAGCCAGCCTGCGGCGGTCGCGTGGTCAGGGTCAGCACTTTGGGCCGCGTCCATCTCGATTTGATCCATCATGCTGAGCATAACCTCATACCCCTGCGCATAATCAAATTCGGTCACGCCCGCCGCTTGGAAAACCCGCTCGAGCACGACATAGGCGCCATCGCAGACGCCCATATCTTTGAAGAACTGCAGTGATGTTTTCATCCGATGGCTCCATATGCGCGGTCTGATCCGCCCAGCCAGGTGACCGGATGCCCGTTTGTTTTGATCGCTTTGCCACCCGCGGCACCGGGATTGCCTCCCACAGTATAGCTGCCGTTGATATCGCCCGTCAGATGGCTGCCGCCCGCACCGCCCGCCGCTCCCCAGCCACCGCCGCCGCCGCCATGCGGATATGCTGCGGCTATTGCACCGGTCTGTGTATTGGTGACCCTGTGGTAGATATCATAGGTGTCGCCGCGCCCTGCTTGGCCGGGGCCGCCGCCGGGTGCTGCAAAGATCGTGTCAAAGTTTGACCCATAGGGGGGCGACGGTCGCCTGTCAGGATATCCTGCAACGGCACTAACCGTAGCGCGTGATGCGTTGACGATCAGCTCGCCAACGCCACCGGGTCCACCGGGCATCACCCGCCCGCCTCCTTGCCCCTATATTCCACCAATTTTATGGGAACCTGAACTGCCACTGCCACTACCCATCGCCTGATCTCCTTATATGCCGCCACCGGCGTAGTTCACGGCGCCACTTGCGCCACCTGCACCGCCGTGGGCGGCGGTGGTCTGGCCCGCAAAATTGTTTGCGTCCGTTGCGATTGCGCCAAATTGGCTAATCGCGCCGCCAGCGCCAAAGCTGCCCAAGGTTGTCCCATTTGTATCGCCTCTATTGGCTCGCCCGCCGCGTCCCCCTCCCGCGCCACCGCCGCCCGGGGCATAAAGTGGGGTCGTAAAGATGATGATGCCGGGCGTGCCGGTCTGTCCGCCGCCCCCGCCGCCGCCGCCGCCAATATAGCCGTTGGTATTGTCGACACTGATTGGCCCTGTCAGGCCAAACGCAGGCCCGCCGGGCTCGGGTGCGATATAGGTGCTGCGGTTGGCCTGAAGATAGCCGCCGTCGCCACCTTTCCCCATGATAATGCCGCGGTTGACCAGCGTTAGCCCACCAGGGAACGCCCCGCCCATGTCGAGTGCAGGAATGGCCGTATTGTCAGACCAGATGTAGACGCCCGCGGCCACTGTGGCCTCGACCTTGCTTGTGCCGTCCCAGCCTTGTTCTTGCAAATATATGTGCAAGTTCAGCTCCAGCTGATGGCTGGTGATGGTGTGGGTGAACTGGGCTGACTTGCCTCTCAGACTACCAAGCCCAATGGCCCCGTTTGCTACCCCGGCAAGGCTACGCACCTCAGGCTCACCAAGCGCGACAGCGGCGTTGGACGCGCGCCCAAGTTCGGTATTCACCTGGTTCAGCGCGATCGGCCCTGTGGTGGGAAGCGCCATCGCTACAAGCTCCCAAAGGCTGTGACATTGCCAAGCACCGTGAGGTTGCCCGAGCCATCGAGCGTCATGACGTCAGTGCCGTTGTAGCGGAAGGTCAGGTTTGCTCCGGTCGCCTGGGCGGTAAAGGCGCCCCAATGGGCGCCCACCTCGACGATTTCCTCGCTGCCATCAGCGCGTTTAAGAAAGAGTTTGCCGTCACGCGTGTTGATCGCCAATTCGCCTAGATCAAGCTGAGCGGTGGTCGGCACCTTGGTTGCAACCGCGGAACGCTTCATGCGGATTGTGCTGGCCATCTGACCTTCTCCTGATTTGCCTCATGTGAGGGGACGGACGGATCTATGCGGATCCGCAATTGCTGGATAGAGATCCAATCAGAACGTGCCGCCATCAAGCGCCACGCCGGTGATGCTCCCACCGGTGATTGTGATGGCATTCGCCGCCTGCGTCGCCAGTGACCCAAGCCCGAGGTTGGATCGCGCCGTCGCCTTGTTGGGCAGATCCGCAAGGTTGGAGGCTGCAGCCAGCTTGCCTGCAAGCGCATTGGTCACGGTGGTGGCAAAGTTCGGATCATTGCCCAAAGCCGCCGCCAGCTCATTGAGCGTATCGAGCGCGCCAGGGGCCGCAGCAATCAGCGCGCCGATCTCGCCAGACACAAACCCCGTGGTCGCCAGTTGGGTGGTGTTTGTCCCGGATGCGGCCGTTGGGGCTGTTGGTGTGCCGTTAAGAGCGGGGGAAGCCAATCCGGCCTTGCCATCAATGGCCGCCTGCAGCCCCGTTACCTGTGCGATCGTATGGCTGTGCGTGGCTGGCGGATAGGTGGAAGGCTTGCCCGTCACACCTGCCCAAGGCACGCTGTCGGCCATGTCTGCGGCATCCACCTTGCCGTCATTATCCGCGTCATAGGCGGATTTTAACATGTCACCGGCACCAAATCCCGCGAGCGCTGTCTGCACAAAGGCGGTGGTTGCGATCTGGGTTGTATTGGCGCCACCGGCCGCCGTGGGTGCTGTGGGCGAGCCGGTCAAGTTCGGCGAGCTCACCGGGGCTTTCGCGTTGAGCGCGGTTTGCAGACCGGTCACATCTGCGAGCCCATGGGCATGGTTGTTCGGTGCCTTCCCATCCAGCGCGCCCTGCAACCCACTTATATCCGAGACGGCGTGGCCATGGCTGGATGCCGCTTTGCCGGCAAGCCCCGCATCAAACTGGGATTTACGCACAAGATCGGTCGCACCCGTAGCATTTTGTGCGGATTTGGGCACGACAGAGAAGGTCTTGGCGCCACCCACAGACTGGGTGCTGCCCAGATCAATGAAGGCGCCGGTCCCTGCAAGTGGCACGATGGCCGTGGCATTGCCCGCTCCGTCATCGCCTTTACCGACATACAGCGTGTTCTCCACCTCGTTATGAGCGACCTCGCCAGATTTGAGAGCGGCGGGTGCGCCGGCATTACCGGTCAGGCGGCGTTTGAACTGGATTGTATTGGCTATCAGAAAAAGCCTCCGTTGATGGGTGCGTCGTTTGGAAGGATGGTGATGCCAGGATTACCTTGATCACCTTTATCGCCGTCTGGACCGGCTTTGCCCTGTGGCCCGGGCTGGCCGGCCAGATGCAGGCGCAGCGGTCCCATAGCGGCGCGGACGCGGATTGGCGCTGTGATCGTGATCAGACCGGTCTGGAGGGCTGCGGCACTCATGGCACCAGCCCCCGTGTGACCGGCAATATGACAGGGATCTCAAGCAAGAAGCCGAGATGCAGATCAGGATCGAGATCAGTGCGCACAAGATCGAGCACAATGCGCCCGGGCAAGAGGGCTGCGGTCTGCGCTGGACGCAGCAATAACTCTAAGACCGTGTCGCTGACCCTCAGGATACCGCCATCGGCGCTGGTGATCGTGGCCAGCACCGCGCCATCGCTCGGCCTTATCCGGATCTGACCGGCATAGGCCGCACCTTGGGCAAAGACAGGTGCCTCCGCTTCGATCTGGAGCCGCCAAGCATAGCCGATGAGCACAGCCGGGCCTTCGCTCAAAGTCGTGATGGTCATGGCAGCCACCCACAAACCTCAGCCCCGGTTTCATTATGGCCCAGGATCTGGCGGGCTGTGCCATCGGTGAGCTGATCACGCGTTGATGGACGGATGGGTGCGGCCCAGTCGCAGTCAGTCCGCAAGCGGCCCTCAGTCGCGCATCCAGCGAGCAAGACGGCGCTGAAGATCACTGCGCTCCATGTTTTGAACGTCATGGCGGATTTCCTTTGAAGATTGCAAAGACCGAATGCGGGCATCGGCGCGGCGGATGGCAAAGCGGGCCTCGCCAGCTTGGCGCCCCTGGCGGACGGCGATCCAAAGCGCGACGAGAACGGCTAAGATGATTGCTGCGCAAAATGCGGCCCGCCTGCCGAGCCCCGTGAAAAGCGCACGTGCAAGGGTGATCATGGCGTGCGCCCAGTTTTGTGATCCTCAATGCGCGCGGCCCGTGCTTTGAGCGCGTAAAGGATCACCCCCACAAACACGGCCATCCCTATCCAAGGCAGTGCCGCAGGCAGCCAGGCCTCAAAGCCTGTCAGCACGAAGAACCGGCTTGCGACATCCCGGGCCTGCTCTGCCTCAGCCAAGGCTGGTGCGATTTGGGCCCCCAAAGACCCTGCAGCGCCAATAACCCCCAGCCCGATCTGGGCATTGGCTGCAGAGACAATCCGGCTCTCAGAGGGCCGGCCCGCAGCACGCTCTGGTGCGACCGCGCGTGGCGCGGCTTCTGCCAATGCTTCGCTCAGCGCCACATCAATGATTGGCACCAGCGGCAGGTCGTTGTCATCGCGAAAGGCAAGAATTGCAGCCCTGGTGCGCGGGCCGATCTGGCCATCGGCTACACCCACCTCATGATAACCCAAGGACCGCAGTCGGGTTTGGACATCACGCACCGTGAGCGTGCTCGCTACCGCCATATTCCCCGCCCGGCGTACGCCGAGGAGCTTTGACACCGGATAGCGCTTTATATTGACCGCATCCCCTTGGTTGCCACCAAGCCCCCAGACCCACGCGCCCTCAATCCGGTCGATGAAGAACACATGCCCCTGCCAACTTGAGCTCCCGCGCGGGATGACAGCGATATCGCCCGGTTGTGCGTCTGCCACCTCCACCGGCACGCCCCAATCGAGATAAGACCGCGCCGTGAGCTTACGCGTCGAGCGCAGCCCTGCGCGCTCCAAACAATGCCCCACGAAGGCCGCGCACCAAGCCACAGAGTCGTGCTCCACCCAGTCGTGGCCGACAGAGGCATACATCTCCATGACGGCAGGGTTGTCCTCGGGGCCGGGGCCTTCGGTGGTGCCGATCAGCCCGCGGGCAATCTCAAAAGGTGTCATGATGCTCTCCCATGCAAATGCAAAAAGCCGCCCCTTAAGGACGGCTATGGTGGTCGTTTAAATAAAAGCGTGGCCCTGCGAGGTGGGGTGGCGGGGTGCTGTGTGCCTAAAGAGACCCGCGCAAACGCTCGCTGGCTTGCACAATCCAGTCATCCGCCGCCGCCGATTGGGAAGGGCCAATGCCAACTACGCCGAAGAGTTGAACTTCAAATATACCTAAGCCTGTCTGCAGGTCGGGCCAAAAGCCACCCTGTGATAAAACGGCTGAGCGAAGGGCTTCGACAGGCTCGGACGCCATAGATATCTTGGCGAGGATTTGCGCGATACCGGTCATTGGGAACACCTCTTTTCATCCGTTTGTTGTTGCGCAGATGGCCATGCTCCAGCCGATTAACAAGAGTAGTCTGCATATCTGTGACGGCTTATTTCTTGCGACAAAGCCAAGCGGTAATGAGCGCCTCGGCCCCTCGCGGTCCCAGATAGGCCAGCGTGGCCACAAGCCCCGTGCTCACCGGCTGACCAAGCGCCAAATAACTCGCCACCGCCTCGCCAATAATGGCCATGCCGATGGCGACAGGGATTTCCCATAGGAGCTCCTTGCCAAAAAAGCGCCGCCGGCCCAGCTTGACCTCGCCCGAGTGATACATCAGCCGCCCCGTAAAGGCGCCAATCAGCGTCGTCATCGCGCCGCCAAACAGGCTGTTTAACGTTTCTAAAAAGCCCTGCTCGGTCATGGGTGTCTCCTTTGTTGCCTTCTGCAGGTACAAACCCACTTGCGTGGTATTTAATTAGGTCTATATTAAGACCTGTTTTTAGATCTATTTTGGAGGCTGCTATGCAGCGTGTCGAAGCCAATATCGCCGTCAGCGTCTCTGATCTCAAAAAAAACCCATCGCAGGTCATGGCACAGGCGGACGGTGAGCCCGTTGCTGTGCTCAACCACAACCGTGTCATGGCCTACATGGTGCCCGCCGCGCGCTATGAGGCCATGATGGAACATCTAGACGATTTGGAACTCGCCGAGATGATCAAGCGGCGCGCGGGTGAGACACCGGTTCGGGTCAGCCTGGATGCGCTATGAGCTGCAGTTTTTGCCATCCGCACTCAAGGAATGGCAAAAACTTGGATCCACGCTTCAGGCACAGTTCAAAAAGAAGTTGATCGCGTGCCTCGCCCAGCCTCAGGTGCCTGCTGACGCGCTGCATGGCATGCAAGACCACTATAAGATCAAGCTGCGCAGTGCCGGCTACCGATTGGTCTACCGCGTGGAAGAGACTTCCATCACAGTCACGGTCGTGGCAGTTGGTAAACGCGAGCGCAGCGCAGTCTATAAAGCGGCGCAAAAACGCGCAGATCCTTAGTATTCCCCACCATCGAGCAGCGCCTCAAAGACACTATCGGCGGTATTGCGCAGGCGTAGCGTCGGCGGCGTCGTGCTGGTGTCGAGCCAAAGCATGCCCGGCGCTGTCGCCGGTGGCTCCACGCCACTGCTGCTGGTCGAACGCAGTGCCGCCACCACCTGGTTGATCTGGGCACGCACGGCCGCACCATTGTCATTGATGATCACAAAGCTTGGGGTCTGAGCCACTACACCACCTCATCCGCTATCAGCCGCAATTCCGAGACAATCGGCGTAAAGGCCGGATCATTCGTGCGCAGCCAGGCCCGCGCCTCAACCGCACGCGCCTCAATCTCGCTGTTATCAATTCGTCCCCAGGGACCCCAGAGCGGGCTTGGGCTGGCGGGATCGTCATCGGTTTCTCTGACCTCTAGGACCACATCGATATCTGCGCCCTCAGAGCCGTCAAAGTCCGCCCAGGCATCAACCGGAGTCATGCGATCGTCGATGTAATCCGACAGTGCCGAGGCCCCGACCAAGATATCCGAGCGCAGCCGCACCAGCTTCAGCGCGCCAAAATCTAGATGCGCGCCGAACTGGTAAAGCCCCTCAAGCGCCAGAACCTGCGGCGTGCCTCCGTCAGGACCACTTGTGAGTTTAAGAACGCCGCCGGCCGCTTCAAGATTGGTCTTTGGCCCGGCAAAGGCAGGCTCGGCTGCCAGCGTGTTGAGCTGCACAAAGCTCAGGATCTGCACGCCCTTGGTCGTGACGGTGCTGACTGGACCAGTCCGCCCCTCGCTGTCTTGCGCACGTAGCAGGTAGGTCCCGGGTTTAAGCGGGACGACAGCAATCGCCTCGCCGCCTGAGACCCGGTCCATCAGCGTGGAGTTGGCCCAAGTGGCCGCCATCTCCTTGCTGTGGCGGATGATGATATTGCCCCCCACGCGGACATCCACATCAACGGATCTTTGCCATTTCAGGACGGCAAGCCCACCCGCCGACTGGATCGTGAGCCCGGCGAGCGTTTCTGGCGGTGCTGTCAGACCCACAACCTCCAATGCGCCGTCCCGCCATATCGAGGAGACACCCAGCACCGAGATCGCCTTGACGCGGAACGCCCATTGCCCGGGCCGGATATCGCGCAACTCCATCACCGTGCCCGCGGTGCGGCCCCGATCCAACCATTCATCCCCATCCCGGCGCGCCTCGAACTGATAGGTGTCCACAAAGCCCGATGCGGCCGGCTCCCAAGAGATGCGGGCCAGTACTTTGACCGCCGAGCCATCGCGCGTGACATACAGCTCTTCGCTGGCCTGTGGCGCCCCCGGTGGGGCAATGTCAAAAGCCGAAGGCAGCGTTGTGCGCGGCGCCGCTTGATAGATCTGCTCCTCCGAGGCATCCCAGTCATAAATGAGTGGCGAGGTCTCGCGCAGCAGCAGTTCGGGTGCCAGGCGCGGGCCTGCGCCCATCTGCGTCAGATCAAGCCGCACAGCGTCAACCTCAAAGGGCTTGCCCTCCGGCAGCGCCGTCCCGCCAAACCCCCAGCGGTCATATTGGACGTATGTGACCTCCCCTGCCGCGATGCGCCACGCCTTGAGCTTGCCCGCCACCTTCAGGCTCATCTGCCGTCGCGCGCGCTCCAGCTCAATCTTTGCCAAGCGTTGCGCCATAGAGGCCGAGATCGTGAAGGGCAGCGAGATATCGCGCCAGACCCGCTCGCCATTATCCTCCAACCGGTAGGCCTCACTGGCATAGGCCGGGAAGTCATCGGGCTGCCAGCTGTTCTCTGGGCTGACAAATTGGCCGCGCACCGCATTGAAGTTTGACGCCCGGCTTTGCCGTGTGGTCAGCACCATCCCGCCTTCACGCAGATCATCTGCCGTGAGCGTCGTTTCCGGGACCCGGTAGGCCCCCGCACGGATACGCCATTGGCCCGCCTGCCAGATGCAGCCGCCCGCCATGGCCGTCAGCATGGCCTCGATAATGGTCCTGGGTGTTTGTGAGAGCGAGACCACGCCATTGCAGCTAAAGCGCGCCTCGGTGCCACTCGAAGCCAGCGGCACGGCCTCATCGCAGATATTGGCCGCCTCAATGAGGCTGTCGGTCTCTATCCCATCCGCGGCTGCGATCGCAGCGCCAATGCCATAGGTCGGATGGGCCATGTAATCAGCAATGCAAAGCGCTGCGTTATCGCTATAAACCTGCTGTCCTGTCCTTGGATCAAGGATGTCATTCTTGCCCTCCAGATCCACCGTGATGTTGGGGATCCCACCCGGAAAGGCATCCTGGTCATAGGTCAGCCGCAGATAGATCGCGCCACATCCTGCAAGACGGTGCGCATTGCTCCAATGCTCCGGAGCGGCGGCAATCAGGCCCGCAAAGGCTGTCTGATCCTGAGCCCCAAGGCGCTTTTCCACAGCGAGTTTACCGGCCCATCTACCCTGAGCCGCACCCGCCGCAGACACTGCCTCCTCGCCTTCAAAGTAAATCGCCCCGATGGATTTGACGCTGTGGGCCGCCAGTACGACGACCAGATGCAGGTCTTTGTCCTTTTGCCCGGTTGCATGCAGAAAGACGATCACGCCGCCCTTGCGGACCCGGCCGTAAACCATCTCGCGCGGCATCACCGGCTCGCGCACCGTCACGGTGCGGGCCTTCATTTCCATCTGGCCAATGCTGGGCGCTGGCATCATTGCCTGTGCGGCCGCCGAGAGCAGCATCGAGGCCCCAAAAGAGGCTGCAAAGCCAACCAGACCCGTGGCCGCAAAAGCCGCAGCCACACCGCCTGCAGCAATTGCCGCGCCCCCGAGGGCCACAGCACCAAGAACGACAGGTGGCATGGATTAGGTCCTCCACGCGAGACGACACGTTGCAAGTGGCACGCGCACCAGACCCTCTGGTGCCACAAAGGCGGCCTTAGCGCCGGTCACGACGCCAAAAGCCTCAGGATCACCGCCCAACACCAGATCCCCACGCTGCGCGAGGCGTGGATCGGTGAGTGGCTCCCCAAGCAAACTGCGGCCACCTTCTTCAAGTGTTTTCCAGCCAAGCTTGCGCCGTATCCGCTCGCAGCCGATTGGCGTGCTGTAGCGTCCCCGCCAAAGGGCTGCATGGTCAGGGCCGCCGGTCAGGTCGCGGTGCAAATCAATGGCCCATGTGGCACAATCGTGCTTGCCCCAGATAAAGGGTTTGTCGCGTGCCTCGGTAATGCCTGCGGCAAGGCGCTGCTCCCATCTATCAATCATTGGCATGCTTGGAATCCTTTGGCCGACTCATGCCACCGCGATGCGTCGCCAAAGTGGAGCGGGTGCAAGCAAAAAATGCTCCACAGAATCTGTGTATATCTCTGTGGACGAAACGTGGTTTAACTGAAAAAGTCCGGTGCATTCAGAGGGTTGCCCTCTTTGCACAAAAAATACGCAAATAACGCAAGGCGCTGATTTTAAACGGTAATAATTTTATCAGTTGAACAATTTTGCTACGCATAGGCCATACAAAACGCAAAATCTAATTTCTATAGGTCTCTTGGCAGATTGTGCATAAGCCGCGGCGATATCCCCAGATTTTACTTTGATTTCAAGCATATCATCCACGCCCCCAGGTAATCTCTCGATCCTGAATGGCTGTCACATGCGCAAAGCCGCGATCACCGGGATGCAGAACTTGCTGGCTTTCATGGGTGTAGCGCCAGTTGCGCGCTGTGCTCAGATCAATGAGCCGGCTTTCATAGCTGATCGTAATCCGGCAGCTTTGCCCATCCTGTGCGATCTCGGGCACATCAAGGCGACCGGTAAAGGCCTGCACGGGATCGGCGATGATCGCGCGATCCTCGGACAGAAGTGCCAGCCAGATGCGACCTGCCTGACCTTGGCGTGCCTCGTTAATGGCAAGGCTCACCAAATCAAGCGGTACGCCCGAGAGCGAGACCGTGGTTCCGGACGCTACGACATCAGAGGTTTCTTCAAGGGCGCCAAGGCCGAGCAACACGCCAACGCCCGTCCAGGTCTTGCCGTCCCAGTCAATCGGGCCCACCCCAGTCCAGATGCGCACAGCCCCTGAGGGGAACTCCCCCTCAAAGAAGATCGCCGGTTGCAGCTCTGATGCGTTCAGCGCCGTGGCCACAGCAGATGTGATATCTCGGCTCATATCGCCTCGCGTGCAGATAAGGTGAAGCGGTGGCGGGCCGCGCGCTCAATTCGGGTTGGGACAGCCCCTGTGGGGCGCAGCAGCACCTGAGGTTGGTTCACCTCCAGGCGCGTATTGGCCGGCAAGCTTGTGCGGATGGCCGGAAAGATGGTCAGCGTTGCAAACCCGTTGATGTCGGCTGTCGCATCAAAAGCGATCTGGTGCAGACGCGTGTCGCGCCCTGCGCCGATGGAGATAAAATCACCGGAGGCAACGGCGGGCAGGCCCGGTGGCCAGCCCTGCGTTTGCACGACATTGCCCCCGGCAATCGGTGTTGCCAGCGTGATGGGCTGCGCAAGGCTCTTGGGCGCAATTGCCGGATCGGCAAAGAGCAGCAAGCCCCGACCAGAGCCAAGGGCCGTGAGGGCTGCAGAGACCGAGCGTGCCAGAGGCCCCGATTGTGCGGCAAAGGCGATGTCATATTCCCACCATTCCCCGCCCCAGTCTTGCACCTCCATGGTCCCGGTAAAGGGCGACTGCGTTTGGCTTGTGGCCGTGGCCAGCCGGCGCTCCAGCCCCGCGACCCAAGTGCGGGGCAGCTCCACGATGAGGCTCATGCCAGCCGCCCCCGGCGCATGGCATTGCCAACAGCCGCCACCGCAATCCGCTCGAACTCGGGCTGTGCCCCGCGCAAGACCGCAGCCAGCTGCTCGGCCACACCCATCTGCGCCCCGCGCGCATCGACATTGAGGTGGACAGCAACAGGCACGGCGCTGCGATCCCCGCGGGCGACTTGCGCGCGCGACAAAACCCGCTCGCCCCGCTGCAGGATCGTGGGGACCTCGTCTGGTCTGAGGCCTGCCCAGCCTCCGCTGTGCATCCGCGGCGCACCGGCAAAGGCTTGTGCTGGAACAGACCGGCTGTGCCCTGACAACCCCACCATGCCGCCGCTATGCGAGACAGCAGCCGCAACTGATCCCCCGCCGCCAAAGGCACCAGAGAGCGCATTGGCGATTGGCCCAAGTACCGCACGACGGAAGGCTAGCACGGCGAGATCCGCCAGAATGGACCGCACCAGCCCTTTGAAGTCGAGCTTGCCGGTATCGATAAAACTGCGAAAGGCGCTCTCGGCTCCAGAGAAGGCGCGGGATAAAGTTTCGCCAAGGCCTTTGCCCCAGTTCAAAGCATCTACGGCATAGGATTTGAGGGCTTCCGAGACGGCCTTCCAGCCGGTGAGTATCTTATCGCCGGCAGCCCCTGCGCCTCCGCCCGCGCGGCCCATGGCATCAGCCAAACGATCCGCCGAGGCCGTGGCGTCATCCAGTGCGGCGGCGCCTTCTTCGCCGGTACCGGCAACTGCATCGCGCAGCGCGGCCCAGGACGTCAGCGGAGCGGCCGCACCGCGGGCCAAATCGATGGCGGCTTGACGGTAGGTATTGGCTGTCGTCAATGCTTCGGCGGCGATCCCATCAAGCCCGAGGTCAGGGGCGCTCAGAGGATTGTCCTCAAAGGCCCGCCGGAACGCATCCACGGCTGCACTGCCCGCATCGGCCGAGGCCCCCGCAAAGGGGTTCTCGATATCGCCGAGACTGATCTCACCGATACTCCCGAAGGCGGTCTCGATCCCGACAGCAGCCAGCGCATCGCGAATGCGCCCCGTAAAGGCGTCAATCCGGGCGATCGCGCCGTTCAGCATGACCTCGATCCCGTCGAGCATGCGATTGGCGGCCGAGAACACAAGATCACCAATCACATCCGGTAGCCGCGACCAGATCTCGCGGACGGCCAGAAGCGCACCTTCAAACGTATTGGCCGTCGCATTGCCAAAGCCCACGACGCTCTCGATCGCACCGGCCATGCCAGAGGCAGCATCGGCTTTGAGATCATAGAACATCGCTGTGGCGCGCGCGCCTGCAGCCGAGGCCCCCATCTTGATCCGGTCCCAGACCTCGACGGCCACATCCTTCAACAGGCCCATGGCCGCGCCAAAGCCGCCCGCACCAGAAGCCAGCCGCGTAAACCAATAGACCAGCTCCCCCGCACCAACGATGAGCGCACCGATACCGGTGCGGATGAGCGCGCCCTTGAGCACCACCAACATCGTGGCCAGCCCGCGTACAGACAGGGCTGCAACCGCCATTGCCGCCACCCAGCGGCCAGCCAGGAACGTGGCAAAGGTGCCTGCATAGATGACCAGCCGATCAAGATTATCCAGCAAGGTATCAAAAGCCCGACTGATCGGGCTGGTCGAGGAGGCCAGTGCCACAAAGGCATTGGCCACAGCCTCAAGTGACGGCGCCAGCGCCACGGCAATTTTGTTGCGCACGCCGGTGAACACTTGACCAATGCTGACCAGCGCCAGTTCAGAGCGGCGCATCGCCGCGATCGCATCAGCATCGAGCACGGCGCCCAAGGCTTGCGCCTGCGCCCCAAGCCGGGTCATCTCAGCGCCGCCATTTTGCAGCAATGGGATCAGACGGGTTGTATCCGAGGCCATGGCCTCAAGATAAAAGGTCATCTCCTGTTGGCTGACGCCCGCACGCTCGAGGCTATCCACATAAAGCTGCAGCGCCTCAGGGCCCGAAAGCCGCGCGAACTGATCCGCGGTGACCCCGACGCGCGGTGCGATGTTTTCAAAGAAGTCCGCCATCGGACCTCCGCCCGTTTGCAGGAAATCCCCCACACGGTCGTTCACGTCCTTGAGGATATCGGCGAGCTTTTCCTGTTCGATCCCCACCGTGGCCGAGGCCGCCGACCAGCGCTGGAACACCTCCGGCGCGGCATTGGCCACTTGGGACAGCTGGTCGATCTCGTTAGCGGCAGCAACGGTTGACCGCGTCATCGAGACGACTGCCACAGCAAGAGCAGCCGCAGCAGCGGTAGCGGCTATGCGGGCCCGCCGCGCAAAAGCCGCCATGCGCGCATTGGCTTGTTCCAGTTCACGGCTCAGACGTCCCATACCCCGGGCACCTGCAGCGCCAACACCTTCCAGTTCGGCGCGCACTTGGCGCCCCCCCGTTGCAGAGAGGCGGACAGAGACGCGCTTTTCAGCCATGGTGGTGTTAAATCTCTTCGTTGGTCTTGCGCACCATCGCCGCCTCTATGGGCGGCAAGAGTTCCGCAATAATGAGTGGCGATAGCCCCAGGGCCGCCCCAAGTTGTAGCGCCGCGCCCATGTCCCAGCCGATGACGGCACCGCCGCTCATGCCACCTGCGACCCGCATTTGCCCGCCAAGGCGCTGAACCAGATCCCATATCTGCCAGCCCTCATAGGTTTTTGGTGCATTCTGCTGCCTTGGGCATTGTGCGCAGATGGAAGGACACGCCGCGCAATACTCACCGCCCCCGCCGAACTCCCAATCGGCGAGAGCGGTCAGACGTTTTTTTCCGCATCCAAGATGAACGCGCCTGCGATGTATCTGGTCTGGAAGGCCTCAAAGATCGGCCAGATTTCCAAGAGCGCGTCGATACCGTCCGGCGTGACAGACAATGGTTTGCCCTCCGCGTCGCCCACACCCTCCCAATCGTGCACGACGATGCGGGCAACCGCCTTGGCCACGATGCGCGCGAGATCGTCGTTGGAAGGGCCAGTCTCGCTTTGCGTAACATCATCATCAGCGGCGGTCCAAGCATCTATGACTTTGACATCCGCCGTCGCGGCCAAGATTGACGGGTCGCTGCGGGCCGCAAGCATCACGGCCGTTGTCAGAGGCTCGACAAAAAGACGCACGCCGTGGCCGAGATCAAGCCAGCGTGGCTGGGACAAAATGTCTAAACGCAACATATATTGTTCTCCTATGTTAATGGTTGAGGCTCTGGCTAAATCGGCATCAGCAATCCAAACTGGACAAATGTTGAAACGAGTTTGACCCCACGGCGAGGCACAACCCAATGACAGACAAAAAGCTCATGGAAACTTCCATTGCCCTGGAAATCACGCGATTTCAGCGCGACAGCTTAGAAAATCAGATCGAACAACTCTCGGCGCAACTTCATTCAGCAACGCAAAGAGCTGAACGCGCAGAAGCACGTTTGCACGACACCACAGTCATGCTCTCAAATCTAAGTATGCAGGCAACTGCCATGGTCAAAAGGTCATCAGTTTCCGAAGTCTTCATTGAGGGCCGGGGCGTTTTAAGGCTGTCAAATCCTGTAGAGCGCCTTCCGACGAGTTAACTACGCGTCCTCAATAAGTTTTTCGATCGTTGGTGAGGGTAACAGTGCACATGCGGCCGACCACAACGTCGCTGGCGGCCTGCCAGTCAAAAGTCGCCTGCACACCCTGCGGGCCGGAGATCTCAATGCGCGGACGCGGCAGGTAAACGGCATGGGCGGTCAGGGTCAGATGTTCGCCACTGGCGAGCTTGTAAGAGAACTCCAGCGTGCAAGGATCGCCGTTGAGCGCTTGGTTCACCAAGCTCTGATCGGCGAAGCGTATGACGACATTGCCGGTAAGCGCTGCGATAGAAGGGTCAGCGCCATCGATCTTGCCATCGGCCCGGATCGTCTCGATGCGGTCGAGATTGTTGGCGTAATTGATGTCGGCGGAGACGACGTTGCCGATATTGCCGCCATTGCGCGTGATCGCGCCGTTAAAATGGCCAAAGCGCTTCAGAGCAATATCGGCTGGCGTACCAGCAGCTGTGCTCGTGGCAATCGTCTCGCCCTGCGCCACAATGCTGGTCGTGGCCGTCAAAAGTCCCGAGCGTGCCATTTGCCAATTAAGACTATCCACCATGCAGCCCGCATACATGGCATAACGTGGCACTTCCGGCATGCCGGTCTCGATCGAGAAGCTTGGGAGCGACCAGTTTCCAGAGTGGAACGCATGGGTATAGGGGGCTTCCGCGCCTGTTGTGACCGGTTCGCCAAAACACGCCTTTAGCCAGAAGCCAAAGGCCTCCACATCGATCGGCACAACAACATTGCCGTCCGCCGTCACAGCATCCTTGATTGGGGCCTGCGGATCGCGCCCGTAGCCCAAAAGTTCCGACGTCTGAAGCGGCTGCTCCGCGCCAAGCGTCGTGCTGGCGAAGGGCATCTTCGTGAAACCGCCGACGGGCGGCGTGCCATACGTGGTTTCGAACGCAAACCCCATCTGCGCCCGCGCACCTTGGGCTCGTGCCATTGGTATCCTCCTTGAATTGAATTGAGCTGGTCAGACCAGCGGCTCACGCGTGGCGTAGTGCAGGATGATCGGAATGATCCCGGCTTTCAGGGATGCTGCCCCCTCAACCGGAAGATCGACGGGTTCTGCTCCCTCTGGCTCCACCCAGTCGCATAACCCCCGCAATGTCCGGTCAGCAGCGATCACTGCGCCGATCTGAGCGCAGAGCGCGTAGAAGAGGGCGTCTCGTTCCATCGCCGATTGCACGATAACCTCCAACTCTGCGCGGTGCTGGAAGTGATAGGTTAGCGGCGACAACGTTACGGCTGGCTCGCCAGGGTTGCCATCGCGCAGGATCATCAGACCAGCGGGCGGGATGCGTTCTGGCAGAACCTCGCCGCGCAACACCGGCGCATGCGGGATCGTGCGCAACAGGTCCGCCAAAGCGGTGAGGATGGTTTCGCGAGGGGTGGGCATATTTGTCTCAGTTTTTCGGGACCTGCCCGGGATTATTTCTCTGGCTTGGGTAATCGATCCGTCAGGCTGGCAAGCCGTCGTGGCAGATCGCTCCTACTGTGCAGAAAGTCGATGATGATGACCTGATCGGCTGTCTCGATGAAGACCACAAAATGCTGGCCCGCGCGTGTAAAGCGCAGATCCTCAGCAAGGTTGGGTTCGATCAACCGTCGGCAATCGTGCGATATCGCGGTACCTGACGCAATCTCAACGCAGCGCGCGACCAGATCTTCCTCATAGGCCGAGGCCTGCCGAGCCCCGAATGTCTCATACGTCCAGCGGGCAATCTCGGCAATCGAAGCGCTCGCCTGTCGTGTCAGGCGCCAGGGCTTTGGCATCAGTTTTGAACGCGTGCGGCGGCAAAAGCACCACGGATAGCCTCTTCGCCGCTGCCATCGGCGAACTCACCCCGATGTGCTTCGTCAAGGCTCGAGGTTAACCGCGAGCGCAGATCGCAAATCTCGGCTTCCTCGCGCTCCAAAAGACGTAAGCCTGCGCGCAAAGCTTCCGAGGCATTCTGGTAGCGCCCGGATGCGACCAACTGGTCGACAAGAGCAGATTGAGAGTCGGTCAGAACGACGTTGCGGGTCCCCATGGCGGTTTCCTTTAAAGGTTATGGCAATATATGCCATAAGTGAGGCGATGTCGACCCGCCATCAGGTCCGCGCATCTACCCAACGCGCCACAATCAGCCCCGGAACCGCCGCCTGTGCCCGCTCAGCATCGCGCGCCAGATCCAGTCGCTTGGCGAGTTTCACCTGCGGCACCAGCAGAAAGATCGGCACCGTACTCCTCCCGCGGCCGGTCTTTGACCGAGAGGCGACGCCCAAGCCGCGGCTGTTCAACCGCCCATCTGCAACGAGCAAGCTTGGGCTGTTGCGCCGGTAGATAAACCGCAGACGCAACCCGCGCCTTCGTTCCCAGTCTCCGGGCGTGAGCGTCTTGCCGCGGGTGCCTTTGCCTGCAGCTGGCGTGGGGATGGCAAGCCAGAACCCATCCTTTGACCGGATCAACGGCCCTGCGTCATGCGCCCCGATGATTTGAGGTGCCTTCGACCAGACGAGTGCTGCTGCTTCAAGGCTTTCGCCTGCTGCAGGGTAGGTCTTGGACCGGATCGTCTTGCTCAGCCGCTGCCCAAGGCGGGCGCGCGTAATTTGAGCCCGCCAGTCTGATTTCAGGCCGTTGCCTGCCGCGCGCATGGCGGTGGTCACAGCCTTTTCGCCGGCGAGGATTTCGGCGCGCATCGCGGTGACGATATCGCCGGTAACAGAAAGGTCGAGCTTCATGCAGGCGTTGCCTCTATCGTCCAGACCAAGCGATCCCGATCACGCAAGGGCTCCCCTTGGATCAGGAATGTTTCTTCTCCCAACAGGATCTGCTCGTCAGGGCGGGGTGCTGGCAATTCCGATACGCGCACGTCGAACCGGCACGTATCTGAGACAAGGCGCGCCGCCCCGAACGCAGTCACATCATCATTGCGACGCAAGATAATGCGGATGCGTGTGAACTGCCCTTCGCTATCACGGTACCAGGCCTCATGTGCAAGGTTCAGATCAGCGAATAGCAGATCAAGGGCTGCAAGGAATGCCGTCATCTGCGTTCAGCCTCAGTTGCCCGAGTGCAGGCGGATGGCCATGCGGGGCCGCTTGTTCACGGGCAGGATCGAGCTTTCGGTCATCAGATCGATCCAGCGGCCCTTGGCATCGACCATCTGGCGGGCGTAAAGCGGCAGGCCGATGGTATTGGCGGTTTCCAGCAGATTGGCTGGCCCGCCATAGGTGGTGAAGGTGTCAAACGTGCCCAGCGGAAACGCGATCCCTTCGCCTGCTGGGATTAACCTCTCGGATGTTCCGTTCGAGAGGGTCACGGAGCCGTTGTATTCTTAAAAGAGAATGCCTGCGAAGGGGAAAGCGCGACGCATATCCTCGCGCAGCGGCTGGCCACCCGTGGCAGAGAAGAACTTGTAGGCTTCTTCGGTCTTTGGGTGGCTGATCAGCTTGTCGAAGTATTCCGAACTGACCAGCGCATGGGCTGTGGTCATGGTCTCGCCCAGCAGATTGTCCTCCATGGCGCGCAGCACACTGCGCACTTTTCCCTGGATATTGGTGCCTGCAGTGCCGAAGACGAAGTCGATCGAAATCTTCTCAAGCCCGAACTCAGTGAAGTAATTGTAAAGCGTGGTGCCGGCACCGTCTTTCACAATGCCGCGCAGCGCATTCATCTCCATGTATTCGCGGGTCTGGGCGTGCTTGCGGCGCATCAGCGTCAGCTTGCGGTTCATCACCTCAACCAGCGGATCGGCGGCGTCCGAAAGGCCCAGTGCTGGCATGCCCTGAATGTCGGCGGGCAGGATCACATCGTCATGCGGGATCCAGGGCAGGGCAAAGCTGCGCATGGAGCGCTGCTCGCGGTTTCCAACAGTGGCAGGCGCGCCGAGTGGCACCGAGGGCAGCAGGCTCAACACGCCTTCGCGCTGCTCGATCACGATGGAGCGCTGGGTGACACCTTCAAAGCGGAACAGGCCGATCTGACCCAGGCGGGTGTAGAGGTTGGGCAGGATGTTGATCGCTTGCGTCATCTCTGCGAGCGAATAGCCGCCCGCGTCAAAGGGATTACGGGTGATGGTCATGGGGAACTCCGGGGGAAAGAGGGTTGGGAAGGTAAGGCGATCGCTGAAGGGGGCGCCTAGATAGATCAGGCGGTATCGCGCGGAATGATACCCAGTGCGGTCAGTTGACCGTGTTTGGTGACGGTCTTTGCGGGATCATCGACGGTGGCATCAAAAACAAGCGCCGCCTTGGAAACGATGGCGGGGCCGCGGGTGACGACCAACGCTGAGGCATCAGCAGCCGTGGCATCGACGGCGTAAAGCAGGACGGCGGCCGCGGTCTGCGCCCCATCCGTGCCACCCGAAGTGGCAAGCTTGTATTTACCGCTGGCCGTGATGCGGCCAAGAACAGCACCTACAGGATAGGCCGCACCGGCGAGCAGCGTCACACTCTCGCGGGTAAAGTTGGGATTAAGCTCGTATTTGAGAACATCGCCCATGCCGGGCGGCTGTGTCAGAACGGTCATGTCAGGGATCCTTGTGATCAGGTGGCAAAAAGAAATCCCCCGCCGGAGAGGAGCGGCAGGGGATCAGGTGGCAGGGCGTCAAGAGCGCGTGTGGAGATCAGCCTTTGGCCCCTGCTGAGGCGGCGCGTTTTGCGGCCGCTACGATCGGGCTCTCTGCAGATTGATGCAGCACGGGCGAAGGCGGGGCTGCCACGATATCGCGGGCGTCGGCTGCCGCAGCTGCGCGCTGCAACACGAGTGAGCGCAAGACCTCTGGCGTGGTTCCCTCGCGGAGCGCTTTAGCGGCATCAATAGCGATCCCGAGCCGTCCGGCCTGCGCGGCTATTTCGGCGACCTCCGCGGCTGCCTCGCGCAGCTGCGCCGAGATTTCGGCCAGATTGCCAGGCGCTGTGGACGTTGAATTGTTCGAAGGTGGAGCCGCCGCACGGGCCGGTCCCACTTCTGCCTGCGGCTCGTTTTGAACATCGCCGACATCTTCCTCTGCATCGGAGGCTCCGACCTCGCTGTCCAGCGTGGTGGCCTCGGGCTCAATGCTTTCTGTGCTATCCTGCGCGGTGACTGTCCTGGCGCTCATGGCGGCCTCCTTTGGTTTGGGATGTGTTGCGCGTGACAACCGCGCGTTTGAGCGTGGGGTAGAGAGGGTCTCTCGAAAACGGGCAAAGCCCCTTGAGAGATCGATGGCTTCATCGGCAAGGCCCGCCGCGACGGCGTCTGCCCCGCGGTAGGTGGCCGCTTTGGTGGCAAGAGCCGCCTCTTGGCTCAGCCGTCCGGCGCGCCCGGCAGCGACTGTCTCAGCAAATAGAAACCGCAGCACATCGATTTCGCCCTGGATGTCGGCACGAACCCCGTCAGGCAAAGGCGAGTAAGGATTGCCATCGACCTTGTGCTCACCGGAGTGGATCAGCGTGACGCGCATGCCGTCTTGATCAAGCTGGCCACTCATATCGGCATGCATCACAACAACACCGATGCTGCCGACGGCCCCTGTGCGAGGTAGCAAGATCCGATCAGCCTGACTGGCCAGCGCATAGCCGGCCGAGAAGGCGTGTTCGGCCACAAAGGACCAGACCGGTTTGGTCGCGCGGATAGCACGAATGCGATCTGCCAAATCAAAAACACCAGCGACTTCGCCGCCAAAACTGTCAATTTCCAATGCGATGCCGCGCACCGCCGGATCATTGCCCGCCGCGTCGATCTGGGCGGCGATCCCTTCATAGCTGGTCTGGCCAGAGGACTGGCCAATCCAACCGCCACGATGAATGAGCACGCCAGAGATCTCGATCACCGCAATCCCGTCGACGACAGGGTACGGCGCATCGCCATGCTGACCCAGTCTCTCAGGCAGCCCACCGGCCAGAATGCTGGCGCGCGCCGGAAGGGCGGCGGTGCTGGGTGCATCGGTCATATCGCTGCCCGCCATGTCGACCTGCCGCCCAAGAATACGAGTACCAAGCCCGGACAGAAACGCCATCGCCTTTGAGGGTTCGACCAGCAGCGGCGTGTTGAACGCACGTGCGGCTATGCGAGCGTGGAGCATCAGAGCTGGTCCTCTTCAGTGCGGGTGCGATCTGCCGCGTCATCGGTTGTGTCGGTTTCGTCGTTGTCGTCAGCGTCGCCAACCGGCACCGCCTGCACCCCCTGCGCGGGCGACCCCGGACGACGGAAGTCGAGGCCCAGAGCACGCTCGCGCGCCCGTTCGGCCGCAATCTCGCGATCAACCTGCTCGGCGTCATAGCCGCGCTCGGCAATGGCCTGGCTGCGTGATTTCAGGCCCGCTTCGATCTGGGCGATCTCGGCATTGGCGTCTTTGAGCGGATCGACCCAGTCCCATTTGGTGGGCAGCCAATCGGCGGCCAGCAGCCGCGACCGGTCGGCCTCGAAGCCGGGCAGGTTCAGTGCGCCCGACAGCACCGCTGCATCCATCCAGCGCGCATAAACGGGTCGGCACAGCTGGTAGGCCATGACAGAATGTTGCCAGGCCGAGACACGGCGGCGGAACTCGATCAGGGCAAGCCGCGAGTTCGAGAAGTTGCCCTTCACCATATCATTGGCCAGATACGGATAGGGAATGCCCAAAGCGGCCGAGATCTGCAGCAATGTGCGATACTGGAACGGCTCGTATGTCGCGCCGCTGTCCGCAGGCTGGCCGACCGTGACGTCCTCGCCTGGATCAAGCCGCACAACCTGACCAGGGCTGATCTCAACCCCGCCAGGACCCTCATCCTCCTCTGCTGGTGCCAGCGGGTTTTCCGGCGCGGGAGAGGTGACGAACATCGCGTACATTGCCGCGACCTTTTTGCGATCGAGTTCGGCGTCGTCGTATTGGTCGAGCAGAAACAGCTTCACGATGGCGGGGGCGAGTTTTGACACGCCGCGCAGCTGGCCACCCTCGACCGGGTCAATCACATGGATCACTTCCGATGCGGGCACGCGTACCAGTTCGCCAGACAGCCCGGGATCGGTGCTGTCGCCGGGGTGTCGGCGCAGGAAATGATAGGCGACGCGCCGTCCAATCCGGTCAAACTCGATGCCCTGGCGGATCGCATTGCCGTTGGCTGCAACGCCCGTCTGCTCCAGCGGCAACATTTCCGATGGCAGCATTTGGAGTTGCAGGGGCACGGTCAGCCCGTCACCCGGGCGCCGCATCCGGATCCGGAAGAACACCTCGCCTGCGATAAACACCTCGCGCGCGGCGCGGCGCTGCAGCCCGTAGAAATCCGTCAGCCCCTCGGCATCTGCCTCGTCGGTCCAGGCCAGCCAAAGCCGCTGCAGCTCTTCCTTGCGCACAGCGTCACCAATCTTCGAGATTGGTTTGATGCCGTCGCCCACAGTATTGGCAGCCCAGCTCTCCACGGCGTTCACCGCATAGCCATTGTTGCGCACCAGCCAGCGGGCACGGGCCGTGATATCCGGACCTGACGCTGCAATCAGCGCATTCACATGGGCGCGCGTCGCGCGGAACCCGCGCAGGCGCCGATGATGCTGACCTGCATCAAAGCCGCCGACAAATGCGCCGAGCCGCTGCCGCCAGTTCATCATAGATCCTTCACAGTATAGGGTCGCAAGATGCGCCCAGTGCCGCGTTCGGCTTTTGCAATCCGGCGCTCGATATCACTGATCGCAGCCGCCAGTTCGGCATCGGTGCCATAAGTGACTGTCTTGCCGTCATAGCTGACAGACCGCGTGCCGCTATAACGCGCGACCAGCAGCGCACTGTGGCGGGATTTGAGGTCATCGAGGGTCATCGGGTTTTGCTCATTCCATGTATTTGGGCGTGCTGATCTTCCAGCCGCGCCGCCGCGGTGCGGTGATGCGCCCGGCTTGCGGCTCCGTCGCTTTGTCAGTCTCGGGCTGTGCCACGGTCACAACCGTCTCGACCCCCGCCTGTTTCTCCAACTGTCGCCACATCCGCTCGTCAAAGCGGTCTGCGCCAAGGATCCAGGCGGCTGCGCGGGCATAGACCCGCGTGTCGAGGGCCTCGTTGCGTTCGCGCAGCTTTTGCCATTCCTGGTGGGCGTAGCCGCGCTTGTTGCGGATCGTGACCAGTTGCTCGGCGACCAGCTGCTTGAGCCATTCGCTGTCTGCCCAGTCCGGCAGATGGATCATGCCAGCTGGATCGGCGACGCCCAGTGCACGATCTTCGTCACTGGGCCGTTCGATCCGCAGATAGCGATATGTCTCTGCTTTGAAGGTGGCGGTGGCCACAGTCCAGAGCCGCGCGCCGCGTTTGAGCTTGCGACCATTTACGGTGGCATCGACAAAGGTTGGCCCCGACACCGGCGTTGCCCGGTTGAACCCTTCCAGGCCCTTCACGGGTGCTACTTGTGCGATGCCTTGCTTGCGCGACCAGGCGTAAACGGCGGCGGTTTCATAGCCGGTATCAATGGCCAGTTTGGCCAGCGGCATCACCGCGCCATGCTCATGCACCCAAGTTTGCCCCAAGAGCGATGTCAGCTTGTCCCAGCACGCCGGATCGTCCGGTCCGCCCGGAATGACGATGTGATCGACGAGCCAGCTTTGCAGCCCGCGACCCCAAGCCCAGACATCGACCTCGATGCGGTCTTTCTGCACGTCCGCACCGGCAGACAGGAACAGCCCGCCTGCGGGGATCTGCGCGGGGAAGGCAGTCCGCCGGTCGGCCAAACGCTGCCATTCCGGGGCTTCGCCGCTTTCAACCCAGGTCTCACCCAGCAATGTGTTGCGCGCCGCGCGCAGCATCTCGTCGGAGCCTTGAGCTGCCAGCCAGTCCCGTGCGATCTGTTCCCAGCTTTTCCAGCCGATTGGCGAATAGAGCGCCGAGAGGTGGAACCCGATGGCATGTGGGTTGTCTGACAAAGCCGTTGCCCGCCATTCACCACGCGCTAGCAGGTCGGTCTTGTGGTGCTCGGCGATGGGCTTCTCGCACCCTTCGCAGGTGTACATCGCTGTTTCCGGCTGCCCCTTTTCCCAGCGCAGCCGCTCGAACTCTAGCCACTGCATATGGCTGCAATGTGGGCAGGGGACAAAGTAGCGCCGCTGGTCGCTGGCCTCGAACTCTCGCTCAATGCGGCTCAGGCCGCGGATCGTTGGCGTCGAGACCATGAAGACCTTGCGCCTGTGCGCGAAGGTCGTGGTGCGCGCCTCGGCCAGCGTGACCGGATCGCCTTCCTCATCGGCCGAGGCCGGATAGGCATCGACTTCATCCAGAAACACATAACGTGCCGGCATCGAGCGCAAACCCGTCGCGCTGTTCGCCCCCGTCAGCACCAGAATGCCGCCGGGGAATTCCTTTGACAGCATGGAATTTCCGGCATCCCGTGACCGGGCGGGCTGGACTTTCTCTTTGAGTGCCGGGCTATCCTCGATCAGCGGGTCGATCCGGCCGCGTGAGGTGCGCTTGGCCATCTCCAACGTGGGCAGCACGGCCAGCATGGGTCCTGGCGCGTGATGGATCACGAACCCGATCCAATTATTCCCTGCCTCCGTCGCCCCAACCTGCGCGGCCTTCATGAACGAGATCCGTTGAGCCGGATGGTTTGGCGACAGTGCATCCATGATGGCGCGCAGATACGGCGTGCGCGCTGTGCGATATTGGCCGGGTTCAGCCGAGGCCCGAGAAGAGAGCTTGCGGTGCGCATCCGCCCATTGCGACACGGTCAGGTCCGGGTCCGGCCGCATGCCGCTGCGCCACACACGCAGGATGTTCTCGGCGCCGTCAAAGCCGAGGTCGAGATCTGCTGTTAGGTTGTCGTCGGTCAGGTCGTGTGCGTTGCCGTCATCATTCAAGCGAGACCCTGAGGTCGGCCAGGGCGGTGAGTTGCTCTCTGACATGGGTTTCCAGCACCCTTTGCAGGATCGCAGTCTCGATTGTCACCGCATCACCGGATGCCCTTTCCATTTCTGCGGATAATTGTGCGGCCATCAGGGCGGACACACGGGTGGGCCAGGTGACCCAAACATCGCGTTCCTGGCGGGCCAGGCGAAACACCAGGGTCTCGGTGCGCGCACGATCCACCAGCACGCCCTTCTTGCGCTGGATCGACAGCTGGCGTTCCTGCGCCTGATACACCGTCAGCGCGGTGCGGGCCTTCAAATAGGAGGTGCTGTCTCCGGCACCAGTCCCGGAGACGTTAGGACCATCACCACCAGCGCCAACACTGCCACGTGACCGCATCTGTTGATCCGGATCGGTCATTGCATGGCGGCGTGCATCAGACGCCGGTGCATTGATCGACCCATCGGCGAACAGCACCAAGCGGCCAGTCTTGCGGGCCTTCTGCACCGCCCCGCGCGAGAGGCCGGAGCGGGTGGCATAGGCACGCTCGGATAGTCCTTCCATGGCGCTTGAAACGTCCTCAACATATTGGAAATAAACAAGAAAGATGCTCTATTTGAGTTGATTATACTGCCCGTCAGAGCGACTCTCAGTGCAAGCAAACAAGCCTGAACGGAGACAGACCCATGACCCTCGCAGAACGCTACAACGCCCAAGTCCAACGCCTGCTGCCGCATATGGCCGAGAGCTTGGCGGTTGATCCCGCCATCACCTGCGCGGGCGAGATCGATGACATCGTGTTTCGCCGCAGCGAATACCTCGGCGGGATGGCGATCGCCATTCTCGCCCTCATCGACCAGCAGGCTTGAGGAGCAAACTATGACCATGGCCACCACCACCATCCGCATCGACTACACAGCGCTGCTCGACCAGTTCGACCGCTCACGCCCTGACGTGGTCGCCGAAGCCATCGAGACCGCACTGCGGGAGGACGGCATCAAGGCCGAGGCCTCGGACATCTTCTCGCACATCAAGATCGAACTGCCGACCAGCCAGCTTGCTGCGGCCAGCGCGGTGCTGGCCGAGCTGCAGGTTATTTAAAGGAGGACCGGAATATGAGCACGCGTGCACAAATCGCCATTCAGACAGGGCCCGACGAATGGGCACACGTCTATGTCCATTTTGATGGGTATCCGTCCCACATGCTTAACGTACTCGCGCATTGGACGCCCGCGGACATTCTTGCCGCCGAGGAAATCCGGCAGGTGCGTGCGGACGCGCTGGAGTGTTTCGATCCGCCGCGCGCGCTGGTGATGCATCCCGAACCGCGCTGCGACTTCTGCCACACCTATGTGGTTGAACAGGGCCGCTGGATTGAATGGAGGGCGGGGCGATGACTCCGCACGCCATTTTGCCAACCCGCAATGAGGCCCATGGCTTCTATGGCACGATTACCATTTGTCCCCTGCGGGATCGCCGCAGCGGCGAAGTATGGGCTCTCGCATCAAAACTGATCGCGATCGCCATGCACGTCGATAGCGAGGACGAGATGATTGGCATTCGCGACTTTCTCGACAGTCGGATGGGGCGTCACTTCGCCGACGACGTTGTGGGCAATATGACGGGCTGCAACATCGATAGCGAGACTGCCATCAGTTCCGCAATCTGCCGCTGGCAGGGCTGGCGCATCTGCCACCGCACAGAACGCGAAGAGGGCATCCCCGCAGGCCTTCCCTACCTGACGGGTTGGGTGCAGCACTTTGCGGTGAGGGCCGCGATGGCAGACGCAGGCTGAGGCCAGCAAATCTTATGCATAAGCCAGCCCGCGGCGTCGCGGGCCTATCCCGGTAGAAGGGCACGCATCCTGCGCGGCCCGTTTGACCGGAGGCAACCATGCCCAATCTGACCAAAACCCAAAACTTGATCCTGACGACGGGTGCCCAGCGCGCAGACAACGTTGCCATGCCGCTGCCCGAGGGGCTGCATGGTGCCGCCGCCACGAAGGTCGTGGGCATGATGATCGACCGCGGCTGGCTCGAAGAAGTCGATGCTGACCTCCGCAAGGGTGACCCTCTCTGGCGCGAAACCGGTGATGGCCACGGCACCACGCTGGTCGTCACCGACGCAGGGCTGCTGGCCGTCGGGATCGAACCAGTGGTCGTCAAAACCATGGCGGCGGTCCGCCAGCATGCAGCGGCGGCGCCAGCCCCCAAGACGCCAACCATGCGAGCCGGTACCAAACAGGCGCAGATCATTGCGCTGCTGCAGCGGCCCGAGGGGGCATCGATAAAAGAAATCGTCGCGGTGACGGGGTGGTTGGCTCACACAGCACGTGGCGTCATCTCGGGTGCGCTCAAGAAAAGGTTGGGCCTGCCCGTCTGCTCGGAAAAGATTCAAGGCCGCGGCACAGTGTATTCGCTGCCGGGTGATGGATCTGCGCCGTCATCGCAGGCGCGCGAAGAGCCTGCGCAAGGCGTAACCACGCACTAGTGAGATGCTGGTGAAGGCCAAGCCCTATCGCAAGGTTCTCGCCAAGGCTGGCTACCAGCCCGAACCAGGGAAATATGACGATCTGAGTTGCGACCGCTAGACCATATCCCACGGTGACATTGGTGACAGCCTCAATCAATGAAAGACGTCGGGATTGGCTCATGCCGCCAGCCTCTCTGATTTGAGGGTGGCAAAGCTCTCACCGGTTTCCACAAGAAGGGCGTCCTTGCCGGTAAAAGCCTGCCATCGCTCGATGACCACATCGACATAGGCCGGGTTGAGCTCAATCCCGTAACAGACACGCGCTGTGGTTTCCGCCGCGATGAGCGTGGTGCCAGATCCCATGAAAGGCTCGAACACCGCCTGACCTGGGCTGGAGTTGTTCAAGATCGGGCGGCGCATGCATTCCACAGGCTTTTGCGTACCATGCACGGTGTCAGCATCCTGATCCTTGTTTGCGATCTGCCACAACGTGGTCTGTTTGCGATCACCCGCCCAGTGGCCTTTGCCCTTGGCGCGCACGGCATACCAGCAAGGCTCATGCTGCCAGTGATAATCACCGCGGCTCAGTACCAGCCGGTCCTTGGCCCAGATAATCTGCGAGCGGATGTTGAAGCCCGAGGCGATCAGGCTGTCGGCCACGGTCGCCGCATGTAGCGCGCCGTGCCAGACATAGGCAACATCGCCAGGAAACAGCGCCCAGGCCTCCCGCCAGTCCGCGCGGTCATCGTTCAGCACCTTGCCGGTGCGCTTGGTCTTGGCCGCACCCGCCTTGTTGCGCCAGCCAGGATCGTATTGCACACCGTAGGGCGGGTCGGTGACCATCAGCAGCGGTTTTTCATCGCCAAGCAACCGCCCGACCACATCGGCACTGGTGCTGTCACCACAGATCAGCCGGTGCGACCCGAGCTGCCAGAGATCACCTGGAACCGAGACAGGCGTCTCCGGTACACCCGGAACGTCATCCTCGCCCTCGACCGAACCATCAGCGCCCAGCGCATCGGGGTCTTGCAGCAAGGCGTCGAGATCTTCGTCAGTAATACCCAGTAGCGACAGGTCAAAATCTTCAGCCAGCAGCCCCGCGATCTCGTCGCGCAGCATGGCTTCGTCCCAGTCGCCCAGCTCGGTCAGCTTGTTGTCGGCGATCCGGTAGGCCCGCCGTTCAGCTTCATCGAGGTGACCCAGCCGAATGACCGGCACATCAGTCAGCCCCAGCATCGTCGCTGCCAGCACCCGGCCATGTCCGGCGATCAGCTCGCCATCGTCGGCGACCATGCAGGGCACGGTCCAGCCGAACTTGGCCATGCTGGCCGCGATCTTGGCCACCTGATCGGTGCCGTGGATCTTGGCATTGCGGGCATAAGGGCGCAGCCGGTCAATCGGCCACGTCTCGATCTCGCTTGGCGCGAAGACAAGGTCCATGAGCATGTTCTCTGAGTTGAGGCAGGGCGGACGTGCCAATGCCACGGCCAGCGAGGCGGTGACTGCATCGGGATCCGCGATGTGGGGAAAACAAAAGCGCCCGCGAGGGATATCCTCCGGGCGCAAAACTTCGATGATTGAGGTATGAGTCAAGGGGGGCAGCTTTGTCAAACCATTTTTGCGGCCCTGATTTGGCTGTTTCGAGCCCGGGGGAAATGGCGCAAAAAGGGTGGCTTTCCTGGCTGGCTAAACTGGCTCGATTTTGGCTTGGGTGGATTCTTGACTAAACCACTCAAGAATCCACTTTGAGAGCCAGTTTTGTGCGTTCAACCCATTGTAATTGAATCACTTTATTTTGGCCGCCGACCAAGGTGGCTTCCAAGTGGCTTCCCCGGTGAAAAAGCCACGCGCTAGCGAAATGGCGAGCTAAGCCCCCCCGTATACACATGGGGCCGGGGAGGAACCATGGGTGGGGGGGCGAGGGCTGTCGCCCGTGCATCACCTCACCACCGGAAGATCGGAGATCCGCGTTGTGTAGCGCGGGCTGCGGTAATTTGCACGTAACTGCCAGGAGCGCGTCATGCCCTCACTCCCAAGAACCAAGGCCTTCTTGCCGAACCGAGTGTTCACGGCGTCAAACGCCTTCATCAATGCTGGCGACCCCTTCGGCACATCGAAGAGAGTCCTTGGTCGATCTTCAAGTGGCAGTAGATCATCCAGCATAATTCCTGCCTTGGTAAAGCCGTATGCCTGGGTATTACCCTTTGGCCAGGCTGCGATGGCACACCGTTTGGCAGCCCCGACCAGCTCGAACGTGTCAGAGGACATTGGGGTTAGGCGAGTTGAGCGCGATCCTGCATATTGCGGCCGATCAGAGCGGTGTCGGTTCGTGTGAAAGAACACAGTCAGCGTCCCGGCCACCAACCCGTGTTGTCGGAGCTTTTCTGCGGCCCGCGTCGCATGAGCCGTGATCGCTTGGAACAATGTGTCGAAGTCCTTCATTGGCACGCCGGAGGAACGTGTGACAGCCATGCCCTTTCGCTGAGGCTCCACATCATCAAACGCGATGCAGGACTCGCCTTGGAGCTCTAGAACCGTGCGTTCTAGAACGACTGTGCCCAGCGCGCGTGCCTGGCGCAGTGGCATGTCACGCAATTCTGCCGCGGTGCCAACGCCTATCCCTTTTAGTTTTGCTGCGGTCTTCCGGCCAATCCCCCAGATGTCCCCAACCGGCACAAGTGGTAACAACCAAGAACTCAGTGTCGGATCCATTATATCGAGCACGCCTGCAAAGATCGGGTTCTTCTTAGCTATATCGTTGGCGCATTTGGCAAGCGTCTTGGTCGATGCAATCCCAACCCGCACTGGCACACCCACGCGGCGCAGCACATCGCTCCGCATTGCCCTTGCGTGAATGATGCGATCCTTGAAACCACTAAAATCCAGAAAGCATTCATCAATCGAGTAAATCTCAACGTTCGGCGTATAGTCTTCATAGACCTCGACCACGCGGCGACTGATATCCCCATAGAGCGTGTAGTTGGATGAAAACACTCGCACGCCATGCGCTTCGATCTTGTCGCGGATAAGGTGCAAAGGTTCACCCATCTTGATACCCAGCGCCTTAGCCTCGTCACTGCGCGCGACGGCGCAGCCATCGTTGTTGGACAGAACGATCACTGGCACGTCTTTCAGGCTCGGGTCAAAGATCCTCTCTGCGCTGACATAGAAGTTTGCGCTGTCGCTGATCGCGATAGGCCGCGTCAC